ATGTCTAAACCGCCATTTTATAGTCCAATCTATCTGCGAGATGTTAAGAAATATAAGCAGAAGCATTACGATATTGAGCAAGTAATCAATATTGTAAGACTTATTTGCAATGGTGCAGATTCTCGCGAACTTGCAACTTATAGAGATCATATTCTTAAAGGCTCATATAAAGGCGTGCATGAATTGCATGTGTCTGCAGATGTTCTACTGTTGTATCAAGTTAAAGAAGATTGCATTATATTTCTACGCTTAGGATCTCACGACGACTTATTCTAGCTAGCAAAATCTACCACGATAACTTGCTTAAAAATATAGTTATACAAAAGGAATCACATTTTCAAGCGTACTTGATGAAATTATAAACTTATTGAACGTTCTTAACTCTAAGCAAAATGACTAAATTTTGTATCCATTGGCGACAAAGCGACAATTTTGGCGACATAAAAATGTCGCTTGGGGCTTAGGACAATTTTTAGACATTTTGTGCAACCATAGCACGATGTTCCATAATTGTCTTTTAATCCCCATTTTAATTCTGTGATTGTTGTAAAAATCAATATAAGTATGAATAGCTTGACGTAATTCTTCTGTACTATCCCAGTTAAGTGGATAATACATTTCTGTTTTCATTTGTCCAAAAAAGCCTTCACAGGCAGCATTATCTCCACTATTTCCTTTTCTTGACATGGAGCGTGTAATACCAAGACCTTCTAATCTCTCAATCCACCTGCCACCTCTATAGTGACCTCCTCTATCTGTATGAATAGCTAAGCTTTTACATTCTGTAATCTTAAGGGTAGTTAAAGCCCCTTCTAACATTTCATCTACAAGACACTGATCTGGGTGGTTTGAAAGAGCGTAAGAGACCACTTTACCATCAAAACAGTCAATCATAGGGCTTAAATAGAGTTTTGACTCTTTTACTGAAAACTCAGTAATGTCTGTAAGCCAAATCTTATTAGGTGAATCTGCATGAAAATTATTGTTAACAATGTTACTACATGCAGGAGTAATTTCTCCTATATAGCTTGAATAGCGTCTTTTACGCCTGGCATATCTAACCTCAATTAACTCTTCTTTCATGAGCCGTCTTACTACTTTTTCAGATACTTTAATACCTTCAGTTCTCAACACTAACCATATTCTAGAAGAGCCATAAGTAAAGAAGTTTTCTTCTGCAATCTCGTGTATGCAACCTCGTATATGTGCGTATTTGTCAGGTTTTTGAAGAGCATTTTTAGCATAGTAATAACTTGAACGTTTTATCTGAAGTGTTTTAATCAGAAGCTCTAACGGTAACACTAAAAGTAGTTAGGCCTATAACACTTTTTGCGGAGTGAGGCTTTCTGATATTAATACGGTTGGGATTATATTAGATTTGTTGGGATTGTATTAAATACAGTTGGGACTTTATTAGCCACGGTTGGGACTCTATTAGAGCGTGGCTAATGCTCGTTTTGTTTTCTAAAACGAGTGTTGTTTAACGAGAAGGGGGGTGAAAACATTGTTAACGCTTAAACCTCAAAGCACGTAGCTTTCAAGGCAAGTGTGGTTTTTACATGTCAAACTGTTATAAAAACGAGATTATTCCACTCTTTTTTACACTCATGATACGGGTTTTAAGAAAGAGCGGGTAAATGTTATAAGAATTTTTGGAACAATTAACAAGATTGTGGTTAATGATTAATCAATAAGACACTACTAATAAACAGTTAAAGCCTGATTAGCTATAGGGCGATGAGATACGTCAATAGGATCCTCATGGTTTTTCATGACTCCTATGAAGTACCTCTATTCTACTATGGCTGTTTTTCAGGTATTAGAGTCGGTACTTCATAAAGTATCGGCTCTTTTTTGTATGTGTCTTCACCCTACCGCTGCAGGCGGGAAGGGTGAGCATGAGGACTCGCAAAACTAATAGCAACGATCGAGCAACATATAAGTATACAAGTTGTGTTCGTAATGAAGATGGTAGTTATAGTGAAGAAACTATCGAAATCAAGCCAGGCGAGAATGGTGTAACCGTTGCGGATATTAAGATGCTTCACTCAATGGATGACAGTGAGGTTTACTACAACAATAAGAACCTGCGTCCAACTAGAACTGCTGAAGAAAAAGCTGAGATTAAGGCGTGGAAAGAAGAATATATCCGGCATTTTAATTTTAAGCATGGTTATGAGCCTAACAAGGATGACGTGGAGTATGCTGCTGAAGAACATTTTCCACGTAACTATAATCTTTCACTTGACTTTGATGCAGATGGTGAGCTTGAGGTAGATAAAAGTCATCTTGCTGAAGCTCTTAGTACTACTGATGATTATGGTTTTAGCGGTGATGATTATGGTTTTGAAATGTCAGAGAGAACAGAATCCATGCTTTCAGTGCTGACAGATAAGCAGAGTCAAGTAGTAAAACTGATGTTTTTTGGAGGATACACTCAGTCAGAGATTGCAAGCATGCTTGGTATCTCGTCTGCTGGTGTGAAAAAGCATCTGGATAAGGCTCTCGAAAAGCTTAGAAAAACGCGTTAAAAAATTCTAGAAATTTTATTTGGAGGAGGTTAAAAACTCCTCCTTTTTCTTTGCCTGTGATGTGTAAGGAAGAAACCCCTTACAGAAAGGAGGCAAAACTCGTGAAACACAAGATCGTTATTAACGTCACCGGTGAAAACGGTGAGAAGAAACAGGTTCTACGTGGAGCTGTGATGCGATTACCTCAGCGGTTTATCCGCTGGCTGTTTGGTGATTATTCGCAAGTCTACCTATTAGATCCTGGAAAGAGTGTTCAGTCAGTTGATGTCAAAGAAGTTTAAGGAGGAAAACCGTGAAAAAGGAAATATTGAGAGAAGTCATCAAAGACTTGGAAAACTTAACAGTTCATCTTAAAGCACTGTTTGATGATGCCGGTGCTTCTGGTGCTGGTTGTAAAGAAACAGCTCCTAATAATAAGGAGTCTGTTAAAAAGGTGAGTTTGGAGGATGTGCGAGCGGTTTTAGCAAAACTTAGCCAACATGGTAAAACCGCGGAAGTAAAAGCGCTTATCGTCAAGTTCGGAGCTAACAGGCTTTCAGAACTTGATGAAAGTAAGTACGCTGAGCTTCTTGAAGAGGCGAAAGGTATGACAAGTGACTAAGCATGCTTTACTTTCCCCATCTTCTGCTCACAGGTGGATTAAGTGTACTCCGAGTGCTGTTTTAGAAGAAAAGTTTGAAAACACTACTTCTATGGCAGCTGAGGAAGGAACGGCGGCACACGCGTGGTGTGAGTATAAGCTGAATAAGTTTCTTAACCGTCCGTGTGAAAAACCGTTAACCGAGTATGACTCAAGTGAGATGCAGGAATGCTCGGATGCTTACGTGGATTTCGTGTTGGAAAAATACGAGCAGGCAAAACTTAACTGTCAAGATCCTATTATTCTCATCGAGCAGAAAGTTGATTTTTCAGCTTACGTGCCTAGTGGGTTTGGTACAGCGGACTGCATTATTGTAGGCGAAAAAACTCTGCAGGTTATCGACTTTAAGTATGGTCAAGGCGTGCTGGTTGATGCTTACGAGAATCCGCAGATGAAATGCTACGCGCTTGGAGCTTTAACGCTTTTCGACAGCTTGTATGAGATTCAAACTGTTGAGATGAGTATTTTTCAGCCAAGACGTGACAACGTATCAACTTTCACGCTACCAGTAGCGGAGCTTATTTCTTGGGCTGAAAGCGTGCTTAAACCTAAAGCCGAGCTTGCTATTAAAGGCGAAGGCGAATTTGAAGCTGGAGACTGGTGCAGGTTTTGCAGGGCAAAAGCCACGTGTCGTAAACGTGCGGAAGAAAACCTTAAACTTGCAGAATTTGAGTTCAAACCGCCTTCTGTTTTAACGGATAGTGAGATTGCGGAGGTTCTTAAAACTATTCCAACTCTTACGAAGTGGGCTGATGATGTTTTAGCGTACGCCACAGATTCCGCTATTAACCACGGTAAAGAGTGGTCTGGTTTCAAACTCGTGGAAGGACGTTCAGTTCGCAAGTTTAAGGACGAGACAGCTGTTATTGAGAAAGCGAAAGCTCATGGCTTTACCAACATTTTCAAAACTAGTCTTATCGGTTTAACGGAAATGCAAAAGCTGATGGGCAAGAAAAAATTTGAGGATATTCTGGGCGACCTCGTTATAAAAACGTCCGGAAAACTTACGCTCGTACCAGACTCGGATAAGCGGGCAAAAGTTAATGTAACAAATGTAAATCAAGAATTCAAAAAGGAGAATTAGTACTATGTCTAAATTAAATAACACGAAGGTTATCACTGGTAAGAATACGCGTCTTTCCTATTTTAATGGTTGGGAGCCAAAGTCTATTAACGGCGGTCCTGAAAAATACAGTGTTTCACTGCTTATCCCTAAAAGTGATGTTGAAACAGTAAACGCTATTGAGAAAGCTATTGATGCTGCTATTGAGGAAGGTGTCGGCAAGTTCGGTGGTAAGAAACCAAATAAGGCTGCTCTTAAAACACCACTCAGGGACGGGGATATTGAGCGTGATGATGAAGCGTATAAAGGACATTACTTTATTAACGCGAACTCAACCACGGCTCCGCAGATTGTAGACAAACAGGTAAAACCAATCATGGATCGCAGTGAAGTGTATTCAGGCTGCTATGCGAGGGTTTCCATCAACTTTTACGCGTTTAACTCTAACGGTAATAAGGGAGTTGCTTGCGGTCTTTGCAATATTCAAAAAATTCGAGACGGTGAGCCACTCGGCGGACGTAGCCTCGCAACCGATGATTTTACGACTTTAGAAGATGATGACTTTCTAGCATAAGGAGCGTGAGTTAATTATGGAAATTGTTATAGCGGTTTTTATTTCAGTGTTTATAGGAGTATTACTTCTTGATTTCACGGTAAAGAAACTCGTGAGTCTTTACGTTGATATTAAACACATTCTAAATAGGAATTAGAAGATTCCTGAAAATAGGATTTAGAAGATTCTATAAGTGGGGTGGCAGGTTTTCTGTCACCTCTTTTATAAGCTTGGAGGTGATGTAATTTGGAAAATTTGAGTGTGGATTTGGAAACGTTTTCGAGTGTAAATCTTGGTAAATGTGGTGTTTACAAGTATGCAGAATCGGATGATTTTGAAATACTGCTCTTTGGTTACAGTGTGGACGGTAGTGAAGTTAAAGTCGTTGACTTAGCACAAGGTGAAACCATACCCGATACTGTGCTTTCCGCTTTAACAGATGAAACAGTGACCAAGTGGGCGTTTAACGCTCAGTTTGAAAGAGTGTGTTTATCACGCTACCTGCGAGATAAAGGCATCAATGTTAATCCTGGTAAGACAGTGAAAAGTGAAGGCTTGTTTTTAAACCCCTGCTCCTGGCATTGCACAATGATTTGGTCAGCCACACTGGGACTTCCCATGTCGCTTGAAAACGTGGGAACAGTACTGGGGCTTGATAAGCAGAAACTAACTTCGGGTAAGAATCTTATTAAATACTTCTGCCTGCCGTGTAATCCTACGAAAGTAAACGGTGGAAGAACAAGAAACAAGTATTTCCACGATAAGGAAAAATGGGAGCAGTTTAAATCGTATAACAAGCGTGATGTGGAAGTTGAGATGAGTATTCAAGAAAAGCTCTCACGCTTTCCCGTGCCAGACTTTTTATGGCAGGAGTTTTATCTCGACCAACAGATTAACGACCGTGGGATAGGAATAGATTCTCTTTTCGTTGATTCAGCCATAAGACTCGACCAGGAGGTGAAAACGCATCTCATGAGTGAGCTTAAGCATATTACGGGTTTAGAAAACCCGAACTCAGTGTTACAAATGCGCTCTTGGCTTAAAAAGCATGGTCTTGAAATGGAGTCGCTTGGTAAAAAAGAAGTCGCTAAAGAGCTTAAAACAGTGGGTAAAGAGTTGGCGGAAGTGTTGCGGCTTCGTCAGCAGCTTGCTAAATCATCGGTGAAAAAGTATACGGTGATGAAAAACGCTGCCTGCATGGATTATCGGGAGCGTGGCATGTTTCGCTTCTATGGTGCGAACCGAACAGGAAGATTCGCGGGAAGGCTCGTGCAATTACAAAACCTGCCACAAAACCATTTTCCTGATCTAGCTGAGGCTAGAAGTCTTGTTAAACAAGGAAATGTTGAAGCGTTGGAAATGCTTTATGAGGATATTCCGGATACTTTATCCCAGCTTATTCGCACTGCTTTTATTCCACGCACGGGATTGAAGTTTATTGTCGCGGACTTTTCAGCGATCGAAGCGAGAGTCTTGGCTTGGCTTGCAGGTGAAAAATGGCGTATGCGAGTATTCGCGGAAGGTAAAGACATTTACTGCTCGTCAGCATCTCAAATGTTTAGCGTGCCTGTTGAAAAGCATGGAGTAAACGGGCATTTGCGGCAGAAAGGGAAGATCGCGGAACTTGCTTGTATTGCTGAAGGTGAACTTGTACTCACAGATGAAGGGCTTGTTCCAATTGAAGAAGTCACTACAAAACAAAAAGTGTGGGACGGAGAAAACTGGGTCAACCATAACGGAGTTGTTTTTAAGGGTGTAAAGGAGGTAATCGAGTATGAAGGACTTAGAGCAACACCGGACCATCTCGTCTGGGTTAAAGGGAAACCGAAGCCAATACGGTTTATTGAATCCGCCATCTGCAAAACACATCTCATACAAACCGGAGATGGTCGGAGAACAATACGGCTGGGTGAAAATCATAAGTGCAGAGAAACGCTGGAATCAAAAGCAAAACCACTGTTATGTATTGACACAATGCGTAGGGTGCGGAAGCGTCCAATGGCAGGACTTAAACAGTCTAAAGTCGGGCAAATCAAAAGGGTGTCAAGCTTGCTCGCAGCCGAAACAAATACCAATATGGCTAGAAAAGCGGCTAAGTGCTGCGAAACAGCGATGCATCAATCCAAGAGATCCAAATTACAAAAACTATGGTGCAAGAGGGATAAAGTGGTGCTTCCATTCTGTTTTAGAAGCAGGCTTGTGGATTTTACAAGAGGTAGACAATGTGCGAAAAGACTGGGAATTAGATCGGATAAATACAAACGGCAACTACGAAAAAGGAAATATCCGCTTTGTTTCAAGAATAGTCAATCAAAACAACAAGCAGAACGCTATCCTAACACGGTGGGAGCAACAATATTGGCCATACGCAAGATCGGTAGTTACAAGAATGTTATCGAAAGGAATGGGCAGAGAAGAAATCATATCAAGAGCAAATACAGCTGTAGTGCAACACAGAAAAAACTGGCGTTTAATCGAAGCAAGGCTCGAGTTTATGACATACGAAATGCCGGACCAAATCATCGTTTTACCGTATCGGGAAAGCTCGTGCATAACTGTGGCTACGGTGGTGCAGTAGGAGCATTAAAGGCAATGGGTGCTCTTGATATGGGTTTACATGAAGATGATTTGCAACAGTTAGTTAATGATTGGAGATCTGCTAATCCACATATTGTTTCATTGTGGTGGGATGTGGACAGAGCGGTAAAACAGTGTGTACACGAACACGTATCTGTTCGAACACACAATATAGTGTTCACTTACAAGAGTGGGTTTCTTATCATCAAACTGCCGTCTAAAAGATGCCTTTACTATGTGAAGCCACGCGTGGAAGAAAACAAGTACGGTGGCGAATCAGTCACCTATGAGGGTGTGGGATCTACTAAAAAATGGGAGCGGTTGGAAAGCTACGGTCCTAAATTCGTGGAAAACATTACGCAAGCTATAGCTCGTGACATTCTACTTTACGCCATGCAAACGCTGAAAGAATATCGCATCGTCGCGCACGTGCATGATGAAGCCATTATCGAAACCGATAAGAATGTGAGTGTTCAAAGCGTGTGTGAGCTAATGGGAAGAACACCACCTTGGGCAGAAGGGCTTGTTTTACGAGCTGACGGCTACGAGTGCGAGTTTTACAAAAAAGATTAAAAAATTTTAGGAGCAGGGTTAAAAACCTGCTCTTTTTCTTTGCCTGTGATTTAGAAGGTAATACCGCCTTCAGAAAAAATCATAGGAGGTAATTTTATGAATGAATTACAAGTATTTAATAATGTAGAGCTTGGCTCTGTTCGCACAACAGTAGTAGATGGTATTCCTTATTTTGTGGGCAAGGATGTGGCTGAGATTCTTGGTTATCGTGATACATCTGATGCTCTGAAAAGGCATGTAGATGAAGATGATAAGCTGACTCGGTGTTTCACCGACTCAGGTCAGAACCGAGAAATGTATGTTATTAATGAGTCTGGTTTATACAGTCTTATTCTTAGAAGTCAGCTCCCTAAAGCGTGTCAGTTTAAACGATGGGTTACATCACAGGTTCTTCCGAGTATCCGTAAGCACGGTATGTATGCGACAGAGGAGCTTATCAACAATCCTGATATGGCTATCGCTGTTTTTAATGCCTTGAAAGAAGAGCGTGCTAAAAGAGAAGCGTTAGAGCTTACGACTGCTGTGCAAAAACAGCAGATAGCTGAGCTTAAGCCGAAAGCCAGCTATTACGATGTTGTGCTTAAATGCAAAGACATAATCTCCATGCGTGTGATTGCAAAAGATTATGGCAAGTCAGCACAGTGGATGAATAATTTCTTGCATGACCTTGGTGTGCAGTATAAGCAGTCTGATATCTGGCTTTTATATCAAAAGTATGCCAATCAGGAATATACGAAATCTCGCACAAATACCTACGAGGATTCTAACGGCGTCACACACTCAAAAATGCATACTTATTGGACTCAGAAAGGCAGGCTTTTCATCTATCACCTCATGACACAACACGGGATCTACCCGTTGATTGAACAGGAGGCTAAAGATGAGTAAGTCTTATAAAAAGCATTTAGAAACGACACCGAATTTTAAGCCTATCGTCTACATTTGTGCTCCCTACCGTGGAGATAAGGAGAAAAACGTGAGTTACGCTATTCGGTGTGCGGCATACGCGTATTTGCGCGGAGCAATCCCAGTAACACCACACCTGCTTTTCCCGTTCATGGATGATGAGAATCAAAAGCATAGAGGGGATGCGATGTTTATGGACATTATCCTCTTAGGCAAATGCAACGAACTATGGGTGTTCGGAGAAAAAATCACAGGCGGCATGCAAGTAGAAATCAATCTTGCAGAAAAACGCAGGCAGCCGATTAAGTATTTTACAGATAAGGATTTAGGGGGTGAATGTTGATGCTTGAGTGCAAAATTTATACAGCTTCCTGTGTTGGAAACAGTAGTAACTGCTTGTATCCTGACGAAATAAAAGTCTGTGATCGAGATAGTTTTAATAAGGCTATCTCTTTTGACCATGTCACAGCACAATTTACTAACAGTTATAGGTCTAAAGATAATTTCATTTCATCTACCTGTATTCCGATGGACTGTGATAACGATCATTCTGATGTTGGTAAAGACTGGGTGACGCCTTTTGATGTTGCTTTAGCGTTTCCGAACGTGTGCTTTTACGCGTCTTATAGTAGAAACCACATGAAAGACAAGCATGGGAAGTGTGCAAGACCACGTTTTCACGTTTATTTTCCAATTGAAGAAGTAAGCGATGCTAAAGCTTATGTAGAGCTTAAAACAAGGATTCAATCAGTATTCCCGTATTTTGACAGCAACGCTCTTGATGCGGCACGTTTCCTCTACGGTGTTAAAACTCCACAGGTAGAACTTTATGAGGGTGAAAAAACAATCGTTGATTTTCTCTCGGAAGAAGATTTCAGTGAATTTGATGCAGGAACAGAAGAAATACCATCAGGGCAGAGAAACTCTAGGCTTAGTCATATTGCAGGAAAACTCATCAAACGTTATGAGGCGACAGATGAAGCGCATGAGAAGTTTTTGAGGGAAGCTGAGAGGTGTAATCCTCCTTTGCCTGACGCAGAATTATCTAAAATCTGGTATTCGGCTAAAAAGTTCGGGCTTAAAGTAGCAAGTCAGGAAGGTTATATTCCGCCTAGTGAGTATGGCAAAAGCTATGAGGAGTATAAGCCGGATGATTTAACGGATATTGCGATGGCTGAGGTTTTTGCCAAACATAACAAGAATAAGGCTGTTTATACGATGTCTGCAGGCTGGCTTTACTGGACGGGAAAGAAGTGGGAAGCGTCTGAGCTTAAAGTTATGAAACTTTACATGCTTATTGCTAAAAAGGTTTTGAAGAATGCCGGTGTTGAGTTTAAGACAGCTTACGAACAGTTCATTCAAGCTGAATCATCAGGTGATAAAGAGCAGGCGGATAAAGCAAAGAGTGAAGTGAATCAGGCAAAACAGTATCTTTCGTTTGCTAAGAAGATGAATGATCACAGTAAAGTGTCCGGGATATTGAAACTTGCTAAATCCATGCTGGAAGTTGCAAACGAAGGACTGGATCGTGATGCTTTCATTCTAAACACGCCTTGCGGAATCGTGGATTTAAAGACTGGAGAGCTAAAAGCACATGATCCGTGTTCGTACTGTACGAAAATGACCGCTGTTTGCCCTTCACGGGAGAACATGGGATTGTGGCAGACAACGCTTGATATGGTTACCGCAGGTGATAAAGAGTTTCAGACATTTCTTCAAAGCCATGCGGGTAGTACGCTTATAGGTCAAGTGTTTGAAGAATCGCTTTTGCTGGTGTACGGGTCAGGTGGCAACGGTAAGTCGACCGTGTTTAACGCGGAAGCACATGTGCTTGGAGATTATGCGGGGAAAATACCTGCAGAGTCTTTAACCACTCGGGCTAAAAACGTGAAAGTGGATTTAGCGGAGCTTTGCGGTAAAAGGTTTATTCTTGCCTCGGAAACTGAGGAAGGGCAAAGGCTTTCTATTTCCATGCTGAAACAGATAGCAAGCGTGGATGATATTTCAGCTGAGAGGAAATATTATGCTCCTTTTACGTTTACGCCAAGCCACTCAACTATTCTCTACACGAACCATCTGCCGAAAGTCGGTTCGAACGATAAGGGAACGTGGCGGAGAATCTTTGTCGCACCGTTTACGAAAGAAATCAAGAATCCGAAAACAGACTATGTTGATGAACTTTTGCAAAAAGCAGGTGGGGCAATACTTCAATGGATGATTGAAGGAGCCAAGCTTTATATCCAAAACAGTTATAAATTCCCTATTTGTAAGGTGGTAGAGCAGGCTAAGGACGCTTATCGGGCTGAAAACGACTGGATAGGCCATTTCATCACTGATTATTGCATTAAGGGCGTGAATGAAACGGAGATGAGTAGGAGTCTTTACTTGTCTTACCGCCAGTGGGCAAACCTTAACGGTGAATATGTTAGAAACGATAGGGATTTTTCTAAGGCTTTACTGTTAGCGGGTTATAGCAAAAAACGGACGGGTAAGGGCTACCAGTGGTGTGGGCTTTCCATTAATCCGAATTTGCAGGCACAGGAGGATTTTCTTTGATGTAAAGCACGGTAAAACTGAAAGATACTTCCTGAAAAATGTATTGGCGTGTAGGCAAATGTTTTACATGGTAAAAACTGGGTTCAGAGAAAAATGTTCTATAGGATTTTTTCATACACGAAAATAGGCGTTGCCTACACGCTACCATGCACGTTTTCAAGAAAGAAAAGCCTGATAAATAGGGGTTTTGTATTGTAGTGTACCCTTTTTCTTTACTTTTTATATAAGAGAAAAAAATAAAAGAAATATAAGTATATATAGAGAAAAGTAAAAGATGGGTCTAAAGCATACATGGCTACACAAATAACATTCGCCTGATGTAAACGGGGCAAAACCAACGAATGAAACAACACTATCCAATAAATGAAAAATAAGATTTGAGAAAGGTGGAATAAACCATGATTAACAAACAAGAGAGAACAGTAGAAACCTACAAGCAAGCAGGAGCAACAATGCGACTGACTAAGAGTCTGATTAACCAATTAGTGGTTGATATTAGCCCGGTGCTTTTAGCGAAAGATCAAGACAGACTGTTAAAAGCCATGAACATGATTGATGAAGTATCTTCGCATGCTGAGGACAACATGTTCAAAGATCACCCACAGTTAAACAATCACTATATTGACGTGTTTTACGGCGATGTTTCTGATGAGCCGAGAAACGAAGTTGATAAGAAAATCATTGAGATGGCAAAAGAGGTGTCTGATGGGCTTTTTACGAGAAAAGGAAACTGAGCGAAAACTCGTCCGTGATGTTAAAGCTGCTGGAGGCATGGCTATAAAGCTTACGAGTCCTTCTGTTGACGGGCTTCCTGACAGGCTGGTTTTACTTAACGGCGGGAAGATTGGTTTTGTCGAGCTTAAAGCACCGTGTAAAAAGCCTAGGGTTTTACAGGTGAAACGGATGAAGGATTTACAGGCTTTAGGTTTTAAGGTTTTCGTGGTTGATGAGAAGAGTCAGATTGGAGGTGTGATTGATGCGATACGAGCCACATGAGTATCAAAAGTATGCGACTGATTTTATTATCACACACCCGGTTTCAGCGGTTTTGCTTGAAATGGGACTTGGTAAGAGTGTGATAAGTCTTACAGCGATTAACGACTTGATGCTTGACTCTTTTGATGTTTCCAGGACTCTGGTTATCGCTCCTCTTAGGGTTGCGAACGCTACGTGGCCTTTAGAGTTAGAAAAGTGGGAGCATTTAAAACACCTTACTTATTCTGTTGTGACGGGCAGTGAGAAGGAGCGGATTCAAGCACTAAAAACCCCTGCTCACGTTTATATTATTAACCGTGAAAACGTGGAGTGGCTGATAATGAAAAGCGGCCTGCCGTTTAATTTCGACATGGTTGTGATAGATGAGCTTTCAAGTTTTAAATCGTATCAGGCGAAACGTTTTAAAGCATTACTGAAGGCTAGGCCGAAAGTTAAAAGGATTGTAGGTCTTACAGGAACTCCTTCTTCTAACGGGCTAATGGATTTGTGGGCTGAGTTTAGGCTGCTTGATATGGGTCAAAGGCTTGGCCGTTATATTACGTATTATCGGCAGAACTTTTTTGATCCTGATAAGCGTAACCAGCATATGATTTTTTCTTATAAGCCTAAAGATGGTGCTGAGAGTTTGATCTATAAGCAGATAGCTGATATTACGATTTCGATGAAGTCGAAAGACTATTTGAAAATGCCGGCGTGTGTGATAAACGAGGTGAAAGTAGAGTTATCTGGTAATGAGCGAAAACTTTATGATGAGCTGAAACAGGATATGGTGGTGTCGTTGGAGGGTAAAGAGGTTGATGCGATTAACGCAGCGTCTCTTTCAAATAAGCTTCTTCAAATGGCAGGCGGCGCGGTTTATAACGAGAAAAAAGAAAGCGTTCATATTCATGATCGTAAGCTGGACGCGTTAGAGGATTTAATCGAGGCTGCTAACGGTAAACCGGTGCTTGTAGCTTACTGGTTTAAGCATGATCTTGAGCGGATTAAGAAACGTTTTAACGTGCGTGAGATTAAAACGAGTGCTGATATTGCTGACTGGAATGCCGGCATGATTCCTGTAGCATTGATTCACCCGGCTTCTGCAGGTCATGGTCTTAACCTACAGGCTGGCGGCTCTACTCTTATCTGGTTTTCCCTGACTTGGAGTTTGGAACTTTACCAGCAGACGAACGCCAGGCTTAACCGTCAGGGTCAAACCAGCACGGTTGTAATCCATCACATTATCACTAAGAACACGATTGATGAGGATGTGATGAGGGCTTTAAGCATGAAGGCTAAAGTGCAGGATGCTTTAATCGAGTCGGTTAAGGCAAGACTATCAATTAACGAAGTGAGGGAAAGGGGTTCTAGAGAGAACTTACCTCAAAATGGAGGTAAGAATGAACAAAAAAGAATACTTACGGCAAGCCTATCTTCTTGATAAGCGGATTAAGGCTGACATGGACGAGGTAGTAAGACTGCGTGAGCTTGCTACAAGTGTTTCTTCATTAAGATACGACAGAGAGTATGTGCAGACGACTCGAAGTATAGAAGCTCCGTTTGTGAAAGCTCTTATAAGGGTTATGGATTTAGAAGCCAAGATTAACATGGAGATTACGATGCTTATCAGTTTGAAAGAGCAGATTTTGGATGTGATTTCTAAACTTGAAAGCGTGGATGAGCAGATGATTTTACGCTACCGTTACATGAGTAACATGACGTGGGAGGATATTGGTAACGAACTCCATGCTAGCAGAATGACGATTATAAGAGGGCATGGGAAAGCGTTAGAGCACATGGTTTTACCAGATAATCTAATCCAAATCTGAAAAAATGGTACGGTTTGGTACGCTCTGATACGAGATGTTACAGCCTTCTATATGGTAGTATATAGTTAGCAAAAACTGTAAATACTAAGCCTTGAAAGAGTAATCTTTCAGGGCTTTTTTCATGCCTAAAAGGAGGGCACAACATGGATCAGATGGTATTACTAACACAGCAATGGTTAAACAAAACCTATGGTGATAAGCCTGGGTTTGGTTCAGTTATTACTGATGGGAATACTGGTTGGGATACAATTAATGGGCTTATTCGTGCTTTGCAGATTGAGCTTGGTATAACAGCAACAGCAAATAATTTTGGTGCTGGTACAACACGGAAATTTAACGAACGTTATCCGCACGGTGTTAAACAACAAGATGATAGTGATGAGTCGAAAAGTAATGTTTACTCTATTATTCAGGGTGCTTTATGGTGTAAGGGTTATTCGACAAGTAATAATATTACGCAACACTTTTATAGTGGAACGGGGCGTGCTGTTAAAGAGTTGAAGAATGATATGGGTATTGGTGGTGATTCTACAGTCACAATTGATGTAATGAAAGCTCTTCTTTCTATGCAACAGTTTGTTTTACTAAATCGTTACGGTGGTACTGGCGTTGTTAGAATTATTCAACAAACTGTTAATCGAACCTATAAGGATTATACTGGTATCATTCCTTGTGACGGCTTGTATGGTCGAGAAATGAACACTGCACTTATTCAGATTTTACAGTCGTTAGAGGGTTATTCGCCTGATGATGCCACGGGCAATTTTGGACATGGTACACGACGTAATTTGAAAACTATTAGCAGGCAAAACGCTTCTTCCTATGGTAAGTGGGTGTGGTTAGCAAAAGCTGTACTTAATTGTATTAGATATGATTGTCTTCAAAATGAGAATTGGGATGATGATTTTGCTGAGCAACTCACCAAATTCCAGAAAGACTATAAGCTTCCAGTCAGCGGAGCACTTGATGTTAACACGTGGATGTCATTGTTAACTAGTAAAGGCAATCCAGACAGAAAAGCAAAAGCATGCGACACACGTTTTGAAATTACTTCGGAATTACTCAATACTCTTAAACGTGATGGATATGAAATTGTTGGACGTTATTTAACAGGTGGCTCGTTTAAAGAAATCCGTGAAGGTGAGCTGAAACGTATTGTTGACGGAGGCTTGAAATATTTCCCTATTTTCCAAGAAAATGGTCGTAACCTTAGCGACTTTACGTATCAAAAAGGTCTTGAACACGGTAAGAAAGCTAGTGAAGCAGCATTATCTAAAGGCGTACCAGCAACAGTAATCTATTTTGCGGTAGACATGGATATTTATGATTATCAGATTGATAGTAACATTATTCCTTATTTTAAAGGTATTAATGAAACTATTGATTCTCGTTACTCAGTGGGCATTTATGCGTCACGTAATGTGTGTACAAGGATATCTAATGTAGGGTTGTCTGTTTCTAGTTTCGTATCAGATATGTCTACTGGTTTTAGTGGCAATCTGGGATTCCCAATTCCTAAAAACTGGAACTATGATCAATTCCATGAAATCTCAGGATATGGCGGTAAATGGGACTTAGACAAAGTTGCTTACAATGGGAAAATACCAGCCTGTAATAGTGTGCTATCATCTCAGAAATATCAGCAAGACGAAACTCAATTTATTAAATGGGTGACTACAACAGAAAAAGAGTGTTTGAAAGCGTTTGAAGGTATTTTTAACCCATTGATTGCATATCGATTTGCGGTTGGCCAATATATTCTTGAATACCTGCGAAAACCAGAATATTGGGGTGACAAATACTTTGGATTGTGGAGGCTTTACACTCCAGAACCTAATATCGACAAAAACGATATGGAGTCTCGGTCTGTATGTCATGCTGTATGTTCAAAACAGCCTTCTATTAAGGACAAAGTATCAACTATAGATATTGCTCATATGGCTGCTACTGCCTTAGGCTATATTTGCTGGGGAATACCAGAAAATAAAGGTGATTACAGCTTAGGTGATTTAGGTGGATGGTCGTTAGATTTACTACAAATGTTTGGAAATTATAGGAGGGTTGCCAAAGATCAAGATTTATCGGAGTGGTTAAAGGAGCATTTGGGTAGCAAAACTGATGGACAAGGATTTGGTTACGATGACGTGGTTGCAGACGCAGATGCCTATCTCATTGTTTCTTCCATGAAGAAAGATAATAGTGATACAAGGTTTTCAAAATCTATATCACAGCTATATCAGCATAGTAAGCGTGAAAGAATCAAGATGTTTTATCAAGAACGATTTAATTCGTCTAAAGATAATGTCATTAGTGCCTTCAAGAAACTAGCTGATGGTATAGATTTTGGCCCGTTAAAAAATGTAAATAAAGACCTTTTGAAACAAGCTGCTAAAACTGATGTTTTGCCTACGGTGACGGAAGCCAAGATATTAGGTCAAATGTATGCGGAGTTTATGGCAAGCTAATTATCATATTTCTATAGGCAGAAGGAGTTCATAGCATTTTAATGCTGTGAACTCCTTCTTATTTTGAGTTACTTATTGCGGAGTATTAAAATCAACAACTAAAACTAGGAAGGAAAAGAAAGCAAATAATAAGGAGAAGGCAATTATGAGCAGTGTGAAAATGACTGCTACTACTTTTAATGAGATAAGTATGATCTTTATATATATTGGCTTGTTAGTTTGAGGCAGTTTCTTTGTTGATGTAGCGGTAACGATTTTAAGAACTAGTGATATGCCTAAAAGAAGATAGCCTATACAGCAAATGGATAGCGTTAGCGTATTGGATAGGTTAATTTGCTCTGTAGTTGTAGGCTTATGGACTGAGTATATGGGAAGAAAATGCGTAATGTTTCTTTCTTCTAAAATCACTAAAAGTAATGAGAAAACGCCTAATGCCCAAAGGATATTTGCTACGGTTTTACATTTTTTCATAACAACTACCTGTAAACTATTTTATTTTAACAATTGTATCACAAGTGTAAGCTTCCCGAAGGGAGGATGAGTCTTGCCAAGAAAACCTAAAAGACCGTGTTCTTATCAAGGCTGTCCGAACCTAACTGACGGCAGGTTTTGTGAGAAACACTTAAAACAAGAGAACCGGCGCTACGAAAAATACGAGCGTCCTTATGATGCTCACAAGCGTTACGGCAGAGCATGGCAGAAAATAAGGGACTCTTATGTGAAAGAGCATCCTTTCTGTGAGCTTTGCTTTAAGAACCATATGCTTGTGCCTGTTGAGCAGGTTCATCATATTAAACCGATTGCTGAAGGCGGAACGCATGAGAGGAATAATCTTATTTCTCTATGCAAATCCTGTCACTCTAAAATTCACGCTAAGCGTGGAGATCGCTGGCATAACAAATAACCCACCCCCTAGGGGGGTTTAAATCTCTACGAGCCTACCCCATGGGGAACGGGCGCAGGGTCTCGCGTGCAAAAACAGCGTATTCAAAAGGGTAATAGGCAAAATCAGACACAAAAATTTTTTAATAGTTAAAACTCGCGTGGGAAGGAGGCGAAAAGTTTGCCTACAAAATCAAATAATATCGGCGGTCGTGGCGGCAGACGCGTAGGTGCCGGGCGTAAAAGGAAAGCAGTTGTTGAAAAAGCGAATGACGGAAACCCCGGTGGCAGGCCTTTAAGCGTTCTTGATATTCCGGAGCTTGAAGGAGCTGAAATGCCTCAGCCTCACGAGTTTTTATCCGCCACGCAAAAAGACGGTACTCAGCTTCAGGCTAAAGAAATTTTCGCTGAAACGTGGAAGTGGCTAAAAGACATTGGTGTTAGCAGTAAAGTTCCATCTCCTCTTATTGAACGGTATGCGATGAGCTGTGCTCGTTGGATTCAATGTGAGGAAGTAACCAGTAAACTCGGGTTTCTTTCCAAGCATCCGACCACGGGTAAACCGATACCATCGCCTTTTATAAATATTGGTATTAACTACATGAATCAGGCGGTCAGGCTTTGGAATGAGATTTTCCAGATTGTGAAAGAAAACTGTTCGACTGAGTTTGATGGTGTTTCACCTCAAAACGATTTAATGGAACGCCTGCTTATTACACGTAAAAACATATAAGGAGAAAAATTATGATAGAAAAAGTAAACCCGTCGCATGTCGACAAGATTGCGGATCGTATTGCTGGAGCAATTGTTGATCTTGCTTACAAGCTGGATGAGAATCCGAAGATTGCTGTTGAAGTGATGCTCGGGCATGGTAAGTGTGCCGTGTGTATTGAAAGCACGGTGATGTTTAAGTTTAAAGATATTAAAAATATTATCCACCGTTTAAGCCCTGGGAAAGTAAAGATTGACATTACGGTTGTGCCGCAGGATAAGCATTTAAGCCAAAACCAAAACGGCATGGTTCGCTGCGCTGATAACGGGATTTTTAAAGGCGTGCCATTAACAGCTGAGCAGAAGAAGCTTTCTACTATTGCCCGAAAGGTTTATGAAAAGTATCCGTATGACGGCAAGTATGTTCTTGATGGTGAAAAGCTTATCATCTGCCAGTCTCACGCTAAACGAGAAGACTTATTGAAAGACTATCCGACAGCGTTTGTTAATCCTTTAGGCGACTGGACGGGTGGTATCAGCGTGGATACGGGAGCGGTTAACCGAAAACTCGGGTCAGACATGGCTGATTCTGTCACGGGCGGCGGCTTGCATGGTAAGGATCTTACGAAAGCTGACGTGTCGGTTAATATTTACGCGTTTTTGAAAGCGCAGGAAACCGGTCGGGTGGTTGAGTTTTCTTGTGCTATCGGGGATGAAATGGTTGATGGTAAACCGTATTCGCAGATTGTGAAAATTGCGAAAGATTATATTGACTCGGTGGGTGGTTTTGAAAAGCTGGCTTGCTGGGGTCTTTTCTAACGGGAGGAAAGCTTATGGAAAAAGAAATGCAGTATTATTTGGCTGACGTAAGTGAGCTTATCCCGTATGTGAGAAACGCTCGCACACACTCTGAGGCACAAGTATCTCAAATAGCGGCAAGTATTCGCGAGTTTGGTTTTCTATCCCCAATTCTAGTAGCGGAAGATAATACGATTCTTGCAGGCCACGGCAGGCTTGCCGCGGCATTAAAACTGGGTCTTAAAAAAGTTCCGTGCGTGAAAGAAAACCATTTAACTGAAACACAAAAGCGTGCTTATATTATTGCGGATAATAAGCTTTCACTTAACGCAGGCTGGGACAATGAGCTATTAGCTGTTGAATTGTCGGAGCTTGAAGGAGCTGATTTTAACCTTGATCTTCTCGGGTTTGACGAGGCGGAGCTTTCCAGTATTTTTGATGCTGATAAAGACGTAAACGAAGATGATTTTGATGTTGAAAAAGAATTGGAAGAACCGTGTTTTTCTAAAACAGGTGACATGTGGACGCTTGGTAAGCATCGTATTATTTGCGGTGATGCTACTAAGTTAGAAACATATAAGACGCTTCTTGAGAATACTAAAGTGAATCTGGTGGTTACTGATCCGCCTTATAACGTGAACTATGAGGGTTCTGCTGGGAAAATCAAAAACGATAATATGGAGGATGATAAGTTTTACCAGTTTCTTTTCAACTCGTTCGTGAACATGGAGCAGGCGATGGCAGATGATGCATCTATCTACGTGTTTCATGCTGACACGGAGGGATTGAATTTTAGAAAAGCATTCCAGGACGCGGGGTTTTATCTTTCAGGTTGTTGTATTTGGAAGAAACCGTCGCTGGTGTTGGGTAGAAGCCCTTACCAGTGGCAGCATGAACCATGTTTGTATGGGTGGAAGAAAAAAGGTAAACACAAGTGGTACGCGGGTAGGAAAGAAACTTCAGTTTGGGAGTTTGAAAAGCCTAAGAAAAACGCTGATCATCCAACCATGAAACCAATAGCTCTTTTAGCGTATCCGATTAAAAACTCGAGTATGACGAACTCGCTTGTGTTAGATCCGTTTGCTGGAAGTGGTAGCACGCTTATAGCCTGCGAGCAGACTGGTAGAATCTGCTACGCTATCGAGCTTGACGAGAAATATTGTGACGTGATTGTGAAACGTTATATTGAGCAGATTGGAAATGATAAGAGTGTGAAAGTTTTAAGAGGCGGTAAAGAATACTCGTTTACTGAAGTATTTACTAACAAGTAAGACTCGTATTTTATATGAAAAATAGTTTACGACCGCTTGATAAAAACCTTCTTTAGAGTGATTTATATATGTACCCGAAAAAACCTAAAGGAGGCAAAATGGAATTAAAATACGGGTTAAAAGGAAAAGATAGGCAGCCGCTTATTAAAGCTATAGAGGATTCTACAGGAGTAAAGGCTGTTTACTTAAAAACTCCAAGTATGTCTTACAAGATAGGTGTTTTCAACATTAGTAAAGATGGTACGGTCACGTGTAGTAGTGAAGAAAATTTAGATGATTTAAAAAACATGTTAGACGCTGACTATGGTATAAGTCTTCCAGTCTGCGCGTGTGATGGTACGCAATATTTTAGTGTTGAGTTTCCTAAAGATAAGGCTGATGTGGTAAAGCTTAAGAAAATACTTGATAATAAGGGCGATCTTATTAAAAAAGCGTTAGGAGTGAACAGTCTTAATATTAAGGAAGAAGATGATAAGCTTATTTTTCCTTGGTTTGAGCAGGCTAACCAACCAGGCTTGGCATCCTATGCGAAGTTTATAAACAGTCTTTGTAAAATGAGCGTGGAAATTAAACGCGTAAATAATAGTAAGCGTGAGACAGTTAACGATAAGTATGCTTTCAGATGTTTCCTTCTTAGACTCGGGTTTATAGGAGACGAGTTTAAACAAGACAGGAAAATTATGCTTTCCCGTTTAGAAGGCTCCTGCGCTTTTAGAAACGGGGGTGAGCGTAATGCTGTATGCGAGTGAAGACCAGGCGTACGAGTTGAGTGAAGACTGTGCTACAGGTTCTTTGGTTGAAGAAATTTTCGCGAATTTAGAGCAAGAGAACGAGGTTTTTGTAAAAGCATGTTTGACTGTAGTAGATGATTTTTGGGTGATGATTATTTCCGCATGATTTTAGAAACGTTTAACGGTTTTTAAGAGTAAAAAAATTAGCTAAAACTAGTGGGGGAAAAACGTGTAAATACCCGGTGTTTCTTGGCTTAAAAGCTTGCTATTGCGCTCTTTTAGAGTGATATATAGTACTAGCAAAAACACGTGCGCAAAGGAGAAACCTGTGAAAAAAGAAATTTTACAAAACCTTACAAACGAAGTTAAAACATGCAGACGCTACACATTAAACGCAATCAAAAAAGCTGAAGAAGGGAAAATTAGTTCGGCTATCAGCATGCTCGATATCGCGCAAACAGCAAAAACCTGCGCCAGTAAAGCTCACGAGGAGCTTTGGAAGGTAAGCGGAGGAAAACTAAACGATACGGAGTTTGAACTGTTTGCGGATGCTGAAACCTTGGACAAGGATATTCAAAAAGCTTATCAAGCGATTCAACAAGCAAGAAGCTAAAAGAAAGGGGGATAGTCAGCCATAGGGTTGGAAGGCTGGAGAAAAATCGTGGAATTATCCGCGATTTTTTCTCGTTTACGGCTTGCTATTATGCGCTTTTAGAGTGATATATAGTACTAACAAAAAACACAGAAACAAAGGAGCAAAACCATGTGGGAACAAGATACACTTAAAGTAGAAAATCAGGTTGTAAACTACAGCATGAAGGTTTTTGAAGAGCCAAGCGAATACGGGATTAACCAGGGGCGAATTTCCAAGCTTACTTTGAAAAACAATAACAAGGTTATCGCAAACTACGATAGAGGCTGGGACATGATGCCAACAAGCAAGCTTGCAAACGAGGCTTTAGAAATGATCCTCGACGCTAGAAACTAAAAACTTTAAGTTTAGTTAAAAGTAGCAGGGCTTTTTTAGGCCCTGTTTCTCGTAGGAAAGATAAGAAATGATGTGGACGCTGAAGGCGTCTTTTTTTTTATGCCTAAAGAAAGGAGGAGCTTAAGTTGGAAAAATACGAGGTTACTAAGTTTAAAAAAGAAGATTCAACGTATAGTAAGGATTTAGCGGATTATGCTGTAAGTTTTATCGAATGTTTAACACACACGAAGGGAACGTGGGCGGGTAAGCCTTTTAAGCTCCTTGACTGGCAGGAGCAGATTATCAGGGACTTGTTTGGCGTGGTGAAACCGAATGGTTACCGTCAGTTTAATACCGCGTATATTGAAATACCTAAGAAGATGGGTAAAAGTGAGCTTGCCGCGGCAGTGGCACTGCTTTTATGCTGTGGGGATAATGAGGAGCGAGCCGAGGTTTATGGTTGTGCGGCGGACCGTCAGCAGGCAACAATCGTGTTTGATGTGGCGGCGGACATGGTTAGAATGTGTCCGGCTCTTAATCGTAGGGTTAAAATTTTAGCTTCGCAAAAACGTATTATTTTCCTACCAACTAACAGTTTCTACCAGGTCTTGTCGGCTGAAGCTTACTCTAAACACGGGTTTAACATTCACGGTGTTGTGTTTGATGAGCTTCACACGCAGCCTAACCGTAAACTTTTTGACGTGATGACTAAAGGCTCCGGGGATGCTCGCATGCAGCCACTATATTTTCTGATTACCACGGCTGGTACGGATACGCATTCGATCTGCTATGAGACGCATCAGAAAGCAGTTGATATTCTCGAGGGTAGGAAAATTGATCCAACTTTTTACCCAGTGATTTATGGTGCAAACGATTCGGATGATTGGACTGATCCTAAGGTGTGGAAGAAAGCTAATCCTTCTCTTGGGGTGACGGTTCAAATGGAGAAAGTTAAGGCTGCTTTCGAGTCGGCTCGGCAAAATCCTGGTGAAGAGAATGCTTTCCGTCAGCTTCGTCTTAACCAGTGGGTGAAACAGTCTATTCGTTGGATGCCGATGGAAAAATGGGATGCTTGCGGTTTTCAGGTGAACGAGGAAGAACTTGAGGGCAGGGTTTGCTACGGGGGTCTTGACCTTTCAAGCACTACCGATCTTACGGCTTTTTCGCTTGTGTTTCCGCCTTTAGATGAGTCGGATAAGTTTCGTATCCTACCTTATTTTTGGGTGCCTGAAGACACACTTACCCTTCGAGTGAATCGTGATCATGTGCCTTATGACGTGTGGGAAAAACAAGGGTTTATTAAGACTACGGAAGGAAACGTTGTTCACTATGGGTTTATTGAAAAATTCATCGAAACTTTAGGTGAACGTTTCAATATTCGTGAGATTGCTTTCGACCGTTGGGGTGCGGTGCAAATGGTGCAAAACCTTGAAAACATGGGGTTTACCGTGGTTCCGTTCGGACAAGGGTTCAAGGATATGAGTCCGCCTACCAAGGAGCTTATGAAGCTTGTGCTCGAGCAGAAAATCGCACACGCAGGGCATCCGGTGCTTCGCTGGAATATGGATAACATTTTCATCCGCACTGATCCTGCAGGAAACATTAAATGCGATAAGGAAAAATCAACCGAGAAAATCGATGGTGCTATAGCCACCATTATGGCGCTTGACCGTGCTATAAGATGCGGTAACGCGAACACTCAAAGCGTGTATGACAATCGCGGGATTTTGTTTATGTAGGAGGTGACAATGAACATTTTTAGCAGACTATTTAAATCAAGAGATAAGCCTGAAAAAAGGATGTTAGGCGGTGGTTATCGTTTCTTAATGGGTACGTCCTCGTCGGGTAAGAGGGTGAATGAGCGTTCGGCGATGCAGATGACGGCAGTTTACTCGTGTGTGCGTATCCTGTCTGAAGCGGTGGCGAGTCTGCCGCTTCACGTGTATGAGCGGACGAGTACGGGTACGGCTAAAGCGATTAAACATCCTTTATATAAGGTGCTTCATGATGAGCCGAATCTTGAAATGACAAGCTTCGTGTTTAGAGAAACCTTGATGACGCATCTACTGTTATGGGGTAATGCTTACGCGCAGATTATTCGAAACGGTAAAGGCGAGGTTTTAGGCTTATACCCTTTAATGCCTGATCGTATGAGAGTTGACCGGGACGAGAGTGGCCAAATTTTTTACGAGTATACGTTAAATGATAGTGATGTTTTAGCGGGTAAAGAAACGAGTGTGAAACTTAAACCTTTTGACGTGCTTCATATTCCCGGTCTTGGTTTTGACGGGCTTGTTGGCTATTCGCCTATTGCGATGGCAAAAAACGCTATCGGTATGGCGATAGCTACGGAAGAGTATGGTGCATCGTTTTTCGCTAACGGTGCTACGCCAAGCGGCATCTTGGAATACCCCGGTACAGTAAAAGATCCGTCTGGTATGAGGGATAGTTGGAATAAGGGGTTCTCGGGTTCTAACTCGCATAAGATAGCGATTTTAGAAGAAGGCATGAAGTATACGCCTATTTCTATTTCGCCTAACGAAGCACAGTTTCTTGAAACTCGTAAGTTTCAGATTAACGAGATCGCTCGTATTTTCAGAGTCCCACCACACATGGTTGGTGATTTAGAAAAATCGAGTTTTTCTAATATTGAACAGCAGTCGCTGGAGTTTGTTAAATACACGCTGGATCCTTGGGTGGCACGGTTTGAACAGTCTATTACGAGGCGACTTTTTACTGATAAGGAGAAAGAAACCTATTATGTGAAGTTTAACGTGGATGGTCTTCTTCGAGGAGACTATCAGAGTCGTATGAATGGTTATGCTACCGCTCGTCAAAACGGTTGGATGAGCGCAAACGATATTAGACAGCTAGAAAACCTGGATAAGATTCCAGCCTGTGAAGGTGGCGACTTGTATTTGATTAACGGCAACATGCTCCCACTTAACCGTGCAGGAGCGTTCGCAAACAGTAGCGGAAAGGAGGAACAAGGTAATGAGGAAGTTTTGGCAGTGGAAAAACCAGAAGGTCAACAGTGAGAATAATGAGATTTTTGAGAGAACACTGTTTCTTAACGGTACGATTGCTGAAGAATCATGGTTTGATGATGATGTAACCCCACAACTTTTTAAAGACGAGTTAAACGCTGGTAGTGGAAATATTACCGTGTGGATTAACTCGCCTGGCGGCGATTGTGTGGCTGCGGCACAAATCTATAACATGCTCATGGATTACAAGGGTTGTGTGACGGTCAAGATTGATGGGATTGCGGCGTCTGCTGCATCGGTTATTGCGATGGCTGGCACAAAGGTTTATATGAGTCCGGTGTCAATGCTTATGATTCATAATCCTATGACTGTTGCTTTTGGCAACAGAGACGAAATGGAAAAAGCAATATCAATGCTTGATGAGGTCAAAGAGTCCATTATTAACGCTTACGAGATTAAAACAGGGCTTAACCGTGTGAAACTGTCTCATTTAATGGATTCGGAAACGTGGATGGATGCTAACAAGGCGGTAGAACTCGGGTTCGCGGACGGTGTTTTAACTAGAGGTGAAACCGCTGATATTGGCATACCACAGGTTTCAACATTGTATTCAAAAGCAAGCGTGCAAAACACGTTATTGGAAAAAATATGTAAAGCCTGCCGGATAAGCGGTAAGGAAACAAACAATATTAGTGCAGACGATCTTATGGATCGTCTTTTTTTAATCAAAAATTGGAGGTAAACATGATGAACACTATTTCAAACATGGTTGAGAAACGTAATAAGGCTTGGCAGGGTGCGAAAGCTTTCCTTGAGTCTAAACGTGACAAGGACGGGCTTATTTCAGAAGAAGACGCGAAAACCTATGATGAGATGGAAGCGAAAGTGAAAGCTTACAGTATGGAAATTGAACGCTTGGAGCAGATGGAAGTAATGGATAAGGAGCTTTCAAAACCAACATCTGAGGCGATTGTTGCAAAACCTATGAAAACAGGTGTGAACCTTGAAAAACAAGGGCGTGCGCGTGACGAGTATAAGCAGGCAATGCTTACAGCTCTTAGAAGTAATTTTAAACGAGTCGATAACGTGTTGCAGGAAGGCGTGGACGCTGACGGCGGGTATCTTGTGCCGGAAGAATACGATAATCGTCTGATTGAAACGTTGAAAGAAGAAAACATTATGCGTGTTCTTGCTACCACGATTACTACTAGTGGCGAGCGTAAGATTAATGTTGCGATGAGTGATCCTTCGGCGGCTTGGATTGAAGAAGGCGCAAGCCTTAACTTTGGGGATTCCAAGTTTGCTCAAATCCTGCTTGACGCTCATAAGCTTCACGTTGCGGTAAAAGTTACTGAAGAACTCTTGTATGATAATGCGTTTAACCTCGAGAATCATCTTCTCACATCCTTCGGCATGGCACTGGCTAACGCTGAGGAAGACGCTTTTCTTAACGGGGATGGTGTTGGAAAACCGACTGGTATTTTCAACAAGAAAGACGGTGGCACGTTCCTTAAAGAAACTGCCGGTATTAAAACTGATGATTTGATTGATCTTATTCACGCTTTGAGGCGACCATACCGTAAAAACGCGAGTTTTATTATGAACGATAAAACAGTCGCGAGCATACGAAAACTTAAAGACAATAATGGCGCGTACGTTTGGCAGCCTTCATACCAGGATGATGAGCCGAACAGGATTCTCGGATACCCGGTATACACGTCTGCTTACGCGCCTGAAAACATGGTGGCTTTTGGCGACTACTCGTACTACAACATTGGCGACCGTGGTTCACGCTCGTTTAAAGAGCTTACCGAGCTTTTCGCTGGAAACGGCATGGTAGGTTTCGTTGCTAAAGAGCGTGTAGACGGCAAACTCGTGCTTAAAGAAGCAGTACAGATTCTGCCTGTTAAAACAAGCGTGGCAGCTTAAAAGACGGTTAAAAGTTAAGGAGGGGTGTTGATGATAGTTACAGTTGAGGAAGCAAAAAACTATCTTAGGGTGGATAGTAGAGAAGATGATGAGCTTATCAACACCCTTATTCGTTCTGCTGAAAAACTCTGCCAGGGAGTGGCTCGTAAAAACGATACTAGTTTGATTAGTGAAAACTTTGACGAGTATCGGCTAGCAGTCTTATACGCTACAGGCTACTTGTATGAGCATCGGGAAGAAGCCGACCATCACGCGCTAACTCTCACCTTACGTTCGATGCTTTTTACTGTTAGAAAAACGGGGTTTTAAATGAGAATAAGTTTATTAAACGAGCGTATTGTGCTGCTTAAAAACAGTGTAGAGGTTGATGAGGTTGGTAACCATAAGATTAAGTGGAGTAAATATTACGAGTGTTACGCTACGGTGAGTGCTGAAAGCCCAATGGAGCAGACTTCGGCGGGAAACGTGTGGGATGAGTCAAAAATAGATTTTACTATCCGCTATTCGAAAGAAACCACTGTAATATCATCCACCAGGTATCGTGTTATTTTTCATGATACGGTTTATGAGATTTTAGGTGTTGACCACATGAATTATAAGAAGAAAAGCCTGAAACTTCACTGTAAGAGGTGTAAAAAGTGAGCAAAGTAAGTATTGGCAGCCTCTCTAAAGAAGTTATTAGAGAGCTTAAAACTTACGCGAAAGTTACAACCGGGAAAGTAAAAGAAGCAGTAAAAAACGCTGGTAAAACAGCAAAAGAAGAAATTAACGTTACAGCTCCTAAACGAACTGGCGCGTATGCGAAAAGTTGGGCTGTTAAAACATTAAGCGAAACAGGCAGCAGGCTAGTTCTCGTAGTGCATTCTAGAAACAAGTATCAGCTTACACACTTGTTAGAGTACGGTCATGCTAAACGAGGCGGCGGACGCGTGGAAGCTAGAGCACACATTGCTGAGGCTGAAAGTAAAGCAGTACGAAGTTTTGAAAAAGAAATAGAAGAGGCGGTTAAAAATGGGTAATCTTTTAGAAATCATGAGGGAGATAGGTTTTCCTTTCGCCTATCACCATTTTGCTGAAGGAGAGTCCCCTAATCCGCCTTTTCTCCTGTTTCTTACGCCTGCGAGCAGTAATTTCGCGGCAGACGGGAAAACGTATTTTAAAGCAAACGAAGTTCATATTGAACTATACGCAGACTATAAGAACCCCGTACTGGAAGAACAAGTTGAAGCCGTGCTTGACAGGCACGGCATTTTTTATAACAAAACAGAAGCGTTCATAGAGTCGGAACAGCTTTATGAAACACTCTACATTTTTGAAATGGAGGTAACAATAAATGGGAAACAAGGTTAAATACAATCTTAAAAACGTGTACGCGGCAAAACTTAAAAAAGATTCGAGTGGTTTCTCCTACGATGAGCCTAAACCTATTCCGGGAGCGGTGAGTATAAGCCTTGAGGCTGAGGGTGAATCCTCACCGTTTTACGCTGACGGGATTGTTTACTTCAGGTCGACTGCGAACAACGGTTACAGTGGCGACTTGGAAATTGCTCTTATACCTGAATGGTTTAGAACGGAAATACTACGAGAAGAACTAGATAAAAACGGTGTGCTGGTAGAAAACGCGAAGATTAGCGAAACAGAAAAATTCGCGCTCCTGTTTGAGTTTGATGGTGACGTGAACGCGATCAGACACGTTTTATATAACTGTTCAGCAACACGACCGTCTATCGAGTCAGAAACTAAGGAAGACACTATAGAACCGGGTACGGAAACTTTATCGCTCACGGCTGATCCTAGAGAAGATGGTTTAGTGAAATCTAGGAGTGGTGACACTACTTCAAAAGAAACCTATGAGAAATGGTATAAGAGCGTGTACGTTCCGCAAGTTAACACGGAAATCAAATAAGTTTTAAAGGGGTAAAAGTGTTAGAAAAAACAGTAAAAGTAAATGGTAAAGACGTGAAGTTTCGTTCTTCCGCCACTATTCCAAGACTGTATCGTATTAAATTCAAGCGTGATATTTTCAAAGACCTATCAAAATTAGAGCAGTCTTTCAAAAACAACGAGGGTGTTTTTGAAATAGCAGATCTTGAAATTTTTGAAAACGTAGCCTATATCATGGCTTATCACGCGGATAATAGTATTCCAGCAAGTATTGATGAGTGGCTTGACGAGTTTGAAATGTTTTCTATCTACGAGATTCTTCCTGAAATTCTAGAACTTTGGGGAGCAAACTTGGAAACTGAAGTAAAATCTAAAAAAAATTTAAAGCAACAACACGGCAAATGACAACCGCGTTGTTTCTTCTTAGATGCACCGAAATTGGGATTAGTATTTGCGAACTGGATCTTTTAACCATCGGCATGATTTTAGACATGTGGACGGAGAAAGCAAACGATAGTGTGAAATACGATAAGCTCGCAAGCCAAACAGAATTTGATAGGTTCTAGAGGTACAATGGTTGCGAAAGTTATAAACGAATACCGTCATATTCTTACATGTATTAAAGGGTCATTAGCAATGGATAAAAAAGAAAAGAAAGAAAGAAAAGAAAAATTAAGTAAGTATGTCAATTTCGGGAATGGTAAATTTAAGGATCAAGAAATTGAGGATTTAGAATATCTGGTTGAAAACAGAGAAAAATTTGATGGAGCAACTAAAACATATGGTTCATCATATAAATCATTTGATTCTGAAGGCACATATCGCGTATATGAGGAAGAAACATACACTTTCCATAACGACGAAGAAGGAATTCATATTGATAAGAATCTTCAACGAGAATGGGATGATGGTCAAAAAGATGTTTGGGAAAGCTCCTATGACACAGCTCGTGACATCCTCAAGAACGCGTACAGATTCTTTGAAAGAGACTAATTAGTTAACTAATTAAGATGTTGATATAAGGCACCTGCTGAATTGTAGGTGCTTTTTTCATACCTAAATTAATGGAAAAAGGAGGTGAAGTTATGGCAAACAGGATTAAAGGTATTACTGTTGAAATTGGTGGGGATACTACAGGCTTAGATAAGTCTTTACAACAGGTGAATTCGACTATTCGCTCAACCGAGCAGTCGCTTCGTGATGTTAATAGGCTTTTGAAACTTGATCCGACAAGCACGCAGCTTTTAAGCCAAAAGCAGGCTTTTTTGCAGAAAGAAATCCAAGAAACGTCTAATAAGCTTAACGTTTTGAAACAGGCGGATAAGCAGGCTAAAGTACAGTTGGAAAACGGGGAGCTTGGTAAAGACAAGTATGATGCGTTGCAGCGTGAGATTGTTGAGACAGAAAATAATCTTGATAGTTTAAAAGAAAAATTAAAACAGGTAGGTAGTGTTAGTTTAACCAAGCTTAGTAGCCAGTTTGATAGTACGAGTAAAAAGATAAAGAAACTAGGAGATGGTATGTCATCTCTTGGTCAAAGTTTAAGCACGAAAGTTACGCTGCCGATTGCTGCTATTGGTACTGCTGGTTTTACTGCTGCAGCAGACTTACAGGATGCTATGGGGGCTACAGAGCAGATTTACGGTAAGTCTGCTAACAAGATGCTTAAATGGTCAGGAAGTTTGAAATCCTATTATGGTATTGCTCAAGGTCAAGCTTTAGAGTATGCGAATACTATGGGCGCGATGTTGAAAAATATTGGTGGGAAAAGTGATGCTGAAGCAGCTGAGATGAGTCAGAAGCTGGTTGCTCTTGCAGGCGACTTGTCTGCTATGTTTGGTGGCACAACCGAGTCTGCTGTTCTTGCTTTAACAGGCGCGCTTAAAGGTAATAATGCGATGCTTGACAATTATGGTATGGGTGTTAACGAGGCGACTATTAAAGCTAAAGCTCTTGCCATGGGTTTGCATGATGGTAGAGGCGCGATGAGCTTGCAAGCGAAACAGGCTGCTACTTTGGCTCTTATTATGGAGCAGACTGCTGACGCTCAAGGGCAGGCTGGGCGTGAAGCTGCGGGCGCTTCGGGTTCTATGAAGATTCTAAAAACAGAGTTGCAGAATATTGCTGCGACTATTGGTAATGTTTTACTTCCCGTCATAACACCATTAATGCAGAAAATTTCAGCATGGCTTTCTAAATTTAAACAGCTTTCTCCAGAAAGCCAAAAACTTATAGTGACACTTGGGCTGATTGCTGCGGCAGTCGGCCCTTTTTTAGTGGTTCTTGGAACGTGTATTTCTAAAATAGGTGTTGCTATACAAGGGTTTTCTAAACTAGCTTTGTTTATAGGTAAAATGTTCGCAAGTTTTACTTCCGGCTCTAGTATTCTTGAAGGGTTAGGCGCTGTTTTAGGTGGAGTATCCGCGCCAATACTCGCGGTTGTTGCGGTTATTGGTGTTCTGGTAGCAGCTTTTGTAACCTTATGGAACACTAACGAAGAGTTTAGAAACAGTGTTATTGCTGTTTGGGAGAAAATCAAGGAAACTTTCACCGGTTTTGTTAATAGTGTTAAAGAAAAACTGTCAAGCCTTGGTATTGATTTCACGAGTATTGTTGAAGGGCTTAAAACAGTGTGGAATGGTTTGTGTGCTATTCTAGCTCCACTGTTTGAAGGCGCTTTAAATTTAAGTTTTACTAGTTTCAAAACCGTTCTTGATTTAATCACAGGCGTTTTAGACGTTTTTATAGGCTTGTTTACCGGTAACTGGTCTCAGCTTTGGAATGGTGTAAAAGAAATTTTTACCGCTGTTTGGAACGCGGTTAAAAACACGTTCATAACGGTATTTAACACGTTAAAAAACGTTTTTAACGTGTTTTTGTCTTTCTTTGGCACTAGTTGGAACAAACTGTGGTCGAGTGTGAAAAACTTTTTCATGAACGTTTGGAATAGTATCGTATCGTTTTTCACTAACGTTTTAAACGGTATTAAAAACACGGCAACAAGTGTTTGGAATGGTATTAAAACCGCGATCATGAGCGTGGTAAACGGTATTAAAACAAGCATTTCAACAGTGTTTAATTCAGTAGCAAACATGGTTAAGTCTGTGTTTAACGGTATTAAAAACACGGTTGTGTCAGTTTGGAATGGTATTAAAAACGCTATCATCACTCCGATTGAAGCTGCGAAAAACAAGGTTAAAGCAGTAATCGACGCTATAACAGGGTTTTTCTCTGGCATAAAACTTAGTCTTCCTCATATTAAACTGCCGCATTTTAGTATTAAAGGACAATTCTCTCTTACGCCACCGTCTGTACCGTATCTTGCTATCGACTGGTATAAGAAAGCAATGAACAAGCCAATGCTGTTAAACGGGGCGACTATTTTCGGTGAGAAAAACGGGCGTATGCTTGGCGGCGGTGAAAAAGGTCCGGAAGTGATTATGGGGCTTGATACTTTGCAGAATATGAGCGCGGGAGCGAACACGCAAATGCTTAGTGTTATGAACCAGATTCTAGCGATTATGGACGCGTATTTCCCACAGTTTTCCAACCAGAGTATTGTGCTCGACACTGGCGAACTAGTGGGTGGTATCGCGCACAGGATGGACAGTGAGCTTTTTAAGCTTCAAACAAGAAAAGCAAGGGGGTGGTAAAAGTGTATGGGATGCTAATAAACGGGTTGCATAGTTTTAACGATCTAGGGCTTGTTGCTACAAGCCGTCCGCTCGTTCAACTTCCAGAACCCAAATTAGAGTATTTGCAAATACCAGGCAGGCAGGAAAGTATTGATATTAGTGAAAGTCTTGCCGGTGAAGTGTTATACGAGATGCGTGAAGGCTGTTTTGAATTCATTGTTGCAAACAAAAACAAGTGGAGTGAAACATGCCATAGTGTTAAAACGTTAATCCACGGCAAGAGTGTGAAACTGTCTCTTGATGATGAACCATTGTTCTACTATCAGGGTCGAATGTGGGTTAGTGATTTTAAATCGGATAAAAACTATTCAACTCTCACACTCAACTATAAGCTGCAGCCATATAAGTATAGTGTAGATGATTCGGATGGGGTTCACACAATATGGGGTATGCAAGTAGATGATAAGCGTGAAATAACACTCGTTCACGATTTTGACATGACACTGATTCCAGAATTTAACAACCTGTCATCTAACAGTATGCTACTGGATTCTAATGGTAAAAACTATGAGATTAAAACAGGCGTTAACCGTTTCCCACAGCTTCGTTCAAAAACAAACATGAGTTTAACATTCGTTGGAAACGGGATGGTAAATATTTCCTATAAAAGGGGGTGGTTGTGAGTGTACAGGATCATGCTTGATAATAATACGATTTACTATCCAAATGATGACAAAGCGGTACTTGATGATATCACGTTAAATTTGGAACTTAATACTGCAGGAACGTTAACGTTTACTTGCCCGAGTCAAAACCCTTGCTATGAGCTTATTAAAAACCGGAAATCAATAGTAAGCGTGTGGCGTGACGATGAGGAGATTTTCTTCGGCGAGGTTAGAGAACAAGTAAAAGACTTGTATGGTAGTAAGAAAGTAACTTGCGTAGGGTTGTTAACTTACTTAGCTGATAGTATTCAACCTCAGAAAGAATACCATGATCAGAGTTCCTACCAGCTTTTAGAAAAACTTTTACAAGCTCATAACAGTCAGGTAGATGATTATAAGAAAATAAGAATTGGTTTCGTCACAGTATCTGACTCGAATGATTCACTCTACAGGTTTACTAATTTTGAAACCACGCTTGAAGCGATTATGGGAAAAATGGTTGAAAAGCTTGGCGGATATTTACGTCTTAGAAAAGAAGACGGGAAACTTTACTTAGATTACCTGCATTTGGAGGAAATAGGTAAAGCTACAAGCCAGCATATTAGTTTCGGCTTAAACCTGCTTGAATACGCTGAAAATCTTTCAGCAGAGGATGTTACTACAGCGGTTATTCCTCTCGGCAAAGAGTTGGAAAACGAGAATGGTGAAAACGAGGTTCTTAAAAAGCATGTTGATATTACTTCAATAAACAATGGGAAAAACTATATAGTATCTCGCGAAGCGCAAAAAACATTCGGCTGGGTTTGTAAAGTTATTAATTTTAATAATGTGACAGTCCCAACTAATCTTATGCGTAAAGCTGTTAAATGGTTACAGGATAACCAGTTTGAAAGGGTAGAAATAAGCCTTAGCGCGGTTGACTTATCCGAGTTAGGTTTATATTATGCGACGATTGAGTGTGGGGATAGGGTTCGTTGTCTCGCTCCACAATTTGGCATGGACCGAGTGTTTCCTGTAGTAAAAAAGACTATACCGATTCAAAAACCAGGCGAAGTTAGAATCGTGCTTGCGAGCAGGATTTCTAAAGGGTATGTGCAAAACGTGTCGCATGCTGTTCAAACGTTAAAAGAAGAAGCGGTTGAAACTAGAAAAATAGACAACGAGCGTGTTAAAGCTGCGATCGATAATATTAAAGCGCAAATGGGTAATTCTCAAAGCGGCTATAAGATAAGCGAATACGATAGTAAAGGCATGTGGGTTCGTGACCTTTACATGGATACGCCTGATAAGAACACTGCTACGAAAGTTTTACAGGTTAACATGAATGGTATTGCTGGAAGCCATAACGGTTTTTCAGGCCCTTACAGTACTGCGATGACTCTTGACGGCATGGTGTATGGTGACAGGATTATCGGACATTCGATTGACGCGGAAAAACTTTCAGTTTCTTACACTTCGCAGGTAGAAAAGCAGATTAGTAAAGCAAAAAACGAGGCTATAAAAGACACTGGTAGGCGGCTTGAAAACTATTACACGATAAGTGAAATCAACACGAAACTGAATGTTACAGACGGTAAGATTGAGGCTGGTGTTGAAAGCGTTAACCATAGTCTTAAACAGAAAAACGGTAACTATTACGGCTCGTATACTCCAAGCCAGTTTAACGCTCCTATGAGCTTGTGGCTGACTGATAGTGAAAAAATGCAGCATGTTGGTGATTTTTTCTACGACACGTCAACCGGCTACGCTTACAGGCTTATTGTTAAGCAGGAAAGTTTAGCCGTAAAATTTAATGAGAAGTCGCATACGGAATCAGCTTTTGACGATTTTGTAGACATTTTTTACAAGTATGAGGATAAAATTTACGCTATACCGGGTTTAACTGGTGAAAAAATTTCTGGCGCAACAGTGTTTATTCCATCAAACGAGTTTTGGCTACATTTTAGAACTAACTGGTCTCCGTTTGACAATTATGGTTTTAAGATTGATAGCATTAAAAAAGAGTATTCAGGAGAAATTTCAGGATACGTGTCTAAACTGCCTGAAGATATTAACATTATTGAGGTTGAAGGTGAAAATTATCCTGAGTCTGAACACCCGTATAAAGGTGGAACAAGCAAACTATGGCATTACGTTTCCGCTGATAGTATAAGTAGTTTTAGAACGTTCGCTTGGATCAGAGTTAAAGATAAAGACATTGAGGCTGCTAAATTCACGGCTGATAAGGCTATTTCTAAACTAACCATAGTAGAAGATTCCATATCTTCAATGGTTAAAAAAGGTGATTTTGGTAGTTTCATGCAGCAAAACTATAACAGTTTCCTTCTCGGGTTTAACCATTCGAGTAAATACGTGCAAATAACACCCGGGCAGATAGAGCTTTACGATGGTGAAGTTGATGAGGATCATAAAAGAGCTGTTTTTGATAAAAATGGGAACAACTTCTACCGTAACGGCGTGTATATTGGCTATGTTGGAACCGGCGAGTGGGAAGAAGATAATTCTCACAAGGGTCTAGTTTTTCATCTTACTAGCGACGGAAAGTATATGGCTTTCGCGCAGCGTAAAACGGCTGATGAAGAAACATACGCTACTATGCTGTGTTTTTCACGTTCGCAAAGCATTTATAAAGAGTATGGTATTCACGCTGGATGCAACTTTTACATGCATGGTAACAAGATTATAGATCCTATTTGGGAAGACGGTGCAGGAGTAGACGCGGATATTAACTATGTGCAGATTATTGAAATGAACCAGGATGGGAAAGCTTCAAAATGGGGTTCTAACGCTCACATGGTGTTTAAAAACGGGATACTCATGAAAGTTAAATACTATTAAAAAACGCGGGTGGAAGCGTTAAGTGAAAGTAGAGGAATTTGTTATGGAGAAACTAATTATTCACACAAACAAAATAGTGGCTAATAAAGGCACGCGCTTAAAAGACGTGACAGAAAGTATTACAACACCTGTAGTTGATAATACGAAAATTTTATGCGAAATCAGCCACAAGCTGGATATTATTCTAAAAAAGATTGGAGGAGAGTAGTGGTAAAACCGACGATTAGCTACGCGGTAGCTGTGCAAAAATATAAGGCTGAGTTAAATGAAAAAATAGTCGAGTTGAATAAGCAAATACCAATACCTACTTACATGGTAGAAGGCATTGTTGCAAGCGTATTATCTGATATGCGTTCGGCAGTGATTGCGGAAAACTCGATGGAATATGAAGCGTATGTGAAACAGTTAGAAGACTATTTTAATTCTAGAGAACGCGAGCTTAACGACGAGATTTTGAAAATAAAAGCCGAAAAAGACGAAAAAACTGAAAAAGATGAAGCGGCTGGGAAAGGTGTAAAAGGTGGTAAGGAGTAGTCATGTGTTGAAAAATAATATCAGTTGAAATACTGAAATACTGAAATGCTGAAATGCTAGGGCAGGTGTGGTTTAAACCATGCCTGCCCTTTTTTATTACTTTCTACTTTTTGTTTTTTGTTTTTATAAGAGTACTGACAAATGTTAGGAAAACTTGTAAGGAGAATTATGAGAGGATTTTGGAATATTGCTCAACTGGCTTTCACACTGGTAGGCGGCTGGCTGGGATACTTTTTAGGCGGATGCGACGGGCTGATCCTCGCGCTCGTTTTATTTGTGGTTGCGGATTATATTACAGGCGTGATGTGTGCTGTTACGGATAAGAAACTGTCTAGCAGCATTGGTTTTAAGGGCATTTTTAGAAAGGTGCTCATTTTTATGCTTGTTGGCATAGCAAACATTATAGATTTTCATGTTTTGAAGCAAGGAAACGTGATTAGAACCGCGGTAATTTTCTTCTACCTATCTAACGAAGGATTATCTTTAACCGAAAACGCGGCTCACCTGGGGCTTCCCGTGCCTGAGAAATTAAAAAACGTTTTAGAACAATTACACGACAAGAACAGGAAGGACAATACTCATGAGTAAAAAAGGAATAGACGTATCAGTTTGGCAGGGTGACATTGATTTCAACGCGGTGAAAGCATCCGGCGTTGAGTTTGTGATCATTCGAGCAGGATACGGTATCGAATGCAAAGACAAGTGGTTTGAACAGAACTATCGTAAAGCAAAAACAGCTGGTCTTGACGTGGGAGCCTACTGGTATTCGTACGCAAACTCTGGTTTTGAGGCGGCTGAGGAAGCTCAAAGCTGTGTGAACATGCTTTCAGGTAAGAGTTTTGAGTATCCTGTTTACTTTGATTTGGAAGAGAAAAGCCAGCTTAACCGTGGGCGAGCTTTCTGCGATTCGCTGATTACCAGTTTTTGCAATAAGCTTGAATCTTGCGGGTATTATGCAGGTTTTTACACTTCGCTTTCAACTGCTAATAATCTTGTGCCCGCTCATGTTAGAAACCGTTACGCTTTGTGGATTGCACAGTGGAACACGCACTGTGATTATCAGGGTTCGTATGGTCTTTGGCAATACTCGTCAAGTGGCAGCGTTCCTGGAGTAGCCGGCAGAGTTGACATGGATTATGCTTACGTGGATTATCCGAGCATTATTAAAAACGCTGGCCTAAACGGGTATAAAAACGGCGAGTCTCACCAAGCTACGCGCACCACAAGTATTGATGAGGTGGCGCGAGAAGTTATTAACGGCGCTTGGGGTAACGGAAATGAGCGTAAACAGCGTTTAACTCAAGCCGGATACGATTATGCGAGCGTGCAAAATAAGGTTAATGAGCTTCTCGGTGTTAAAGCCTGTAGAAAGTCAGTTGATGAGCTTGCCCGTGAAGTAATCCGAGGCACGTGGGGTAACGGAAATGAGCGTAAAAACCGTTTAACTTCTGCCGGATACGATTATGATACGGTACAAAAACGAGTAAACGAACTCTTATAAAACAGTTTGAAACATGTAAAGCCCGAGGCTTGTTCCTACACTGGAGCAATCCTCGGGCTTTTTTTATTTTTTAAGGTTAAATTGTCAAGTCAAGAGGTTAAAAAACACTGTTTTTTCTTTGCCTGTGATGTAAGGAGGCACAGGCAAATGAATATGGAAGAAAAACAGCAAATCAAATTACTAAGAGATGAAGGTCTTAGCTATACGCAGATTGCAAACCGTATGGATGTTTCCGTTAACACGATTAAAAGCTACTGCAAACGTAATAGTCTAGGCGTAATCCAGTCCACGAAAATACAGACGGCATTATGTGAATCTTGTTCAAAACCAATCAAGCAAAACAAAGGAAGAAAAGTTAAACGTTTCTGCTCTGACGCGTGTAGAAACACGTGGTGGAACAAGCATACACAGTTGGTAAAAAGACAGGCAAACTATGAGTGTGTCTGTTGTAACTGTGGTGAAAGTTTTACATCCTACGGTAATAAGACTCGAAAATACTGCTGCCACGCCTGCTATATAGAGCATCGTTTTGGAGGTGAGCATCATGCAGATAAGTAATGATGCTCACGGGCTAACGGATGTTAAAGCGAGGGCTTGGACGAAAGAGAGTATGCAGGCGGATTTTCGTTTTGAAATAGCCGAAAAACTTACCGTTTCACTCTTTAAAAAAGGGCTTATCAGCGAGCAAGAAAAAGAAAAAATAAGCCGTCTTAACAGGGAAAAATTTCTCCCGTTTTACAAGGAATTATTGGGTTAAAAGCTTGATAAACACTGCTTTTAGAGTGATGAATAGTATTAGCTGAAAGTGAGGGAAATAGTGAAAGAAATAATAAAAATAGACTCTACAATACGAAAAACCGGTCTTGAGAAAAAGACGCGGGTTGCAGCGTATGCGAGAGTTTCTAGTGATAGTGATGAGCAGCTTCTCAGCTTAGAAGTGCAGAAGGAGCATTACGAAAACTATATTAAGTCTAATCCATGCTGGGAGTATGCGGGACTTTACTTTGACGAGGGTATTAGCGGTACGAAAATCGATAAGCGTGAAAGTCTTAAACAACTGCTTAAAGACTGCGAGAGCGGTCAGATAGACAGGATTGTTACAAAGTCTATTAGTAGGCTTGCAAGAAACACGGTTGACTGTCTTGAAATAGTTAGAAAACTTACCGGTCTTGGTATTTATTTGTATTTTGAGAAAGAAAACATTGATACCGAGCATATGAGTTCGGAGCTTATGCTTTCTATCCTGAGTTCTATTGCACAAAGCGAGTCAAGATCCATCTCGGAAAACAGCATGTGGTCAATTCAAAAAAGGTTCGAAAACGGAACCTTCGTCATTTCCTGCCCTGCGTATGGGTATAAAAACGAGAATAAGAAAATGATTATAGTTCCAGAGCAAGCCAGGGTAGTAAAAGAAATTTTCAACATGGCTCTTTCCGGCATGGGTGGAGAAGCAATAGCACGAGTATTGACCGATAAAAAGATTCCAACTAAAAAGGGCGGAAGTTGGACTTCAAGTACCGTGAACGCTGTTTTGACTAATAAAACATACACAGGTGATGTCATATTTCAGAAAACATACACGGATGATAGTTTTAACCGTCATAAAAACTGTGGCGAGAAACAACAGTATGTTATTGAAAACCATCACGAGGCTATCATCAGTCATGAAACTTTTAATCTTGTAAAAGAGATTATCGCGTGGAGAAGAAGTGAAAATAACATAGTATGTGGTAGTGGTAAGTACAATAAGCTTTATGCGTTTTCAGGTAAAATTCGTTGTGGTGAGTGTGGAAGCAAGTGTAAAAGACGAATAATTTATCAACATAATAAGGCGTATGGCATATGGGTTTGTATAACGCATCTTGAAGATATTCATGCTTGTTCACAAAAGTCTGTTATGGAAAGTTATCTTAAAATTTCCTTCCTGCAAATGTTAAACAAGTTAAAAGCAGGATACGTTCAAATGTTGACTCCTCTCGTAGAAAGTTTGAGAGGTGTGAATAATAAAGACGGTTTGAACAAAGTTATCGAACTCGAAGAAAAAATAGCTAAATTGCAAGAACAAGAGCAAGTACTCAGTAAGCTTTTAGCCGGTGGCTACATTGAGATGGATTCCTACTATCTAGAAAGCAATCAGCTTAAAACAGAAATGGATACTTGTCTTAAGGAAAAACTTCAGCTTTCCAACAGTTTAAACGGTAACTTAACGCACTTAAACGAGGCGCAAAAACTTCAACGGTTCGTAAGCGTCACAGAAGTATTTAGCGAGTTTAAGGACGAGAATTTTCTAGATTTTGTAGACGATGTCGTAGTTAAAAGCAGAACAGAATTTATTTTTCATTTGAAATGCGGATTGGAATTAGAAGAAGAGGTGAAAGAAACATGGCACACATCCCATATGGTTACCGAATAGTAGACGGTAAAGCGGTTATAGACGAAGTAAAAGCTCAAGAAGTAAGAGAGTTTTTTCGTTTCTATCTTGAATTTAAAAATATTTCTCAAGCTGCTAAAAAATCAGGTATAAAAAGGGATTGGCCAGTCACGGGCAAAATTCTTAGCAAGAAATTGTATTTAGGAACAGAGTTTTATCCTCAGATTATCGATGAGGATATGTTTAGACAAGTGCAACAAATAAGGCATGAGAATGCTATCAGGAATCATCGTTATAAAGAGCCTAAGCCAATAAAGGAAATTCTGCTTATTACAAGCTACCAGTTAGAAAAGGTAGAAAAGAAATACGATGATCCTTATCGTCAAGCAGCATACGCGTACAGTCAAATCAAGGAGGTGTAAAATGAATGCCAACGTTACAATTATTCCACCAAGAAAAATAGCGGGGAATACGGTAGATAAGCATAAAGATAAGCCGAAGTTAAGAGTAGTAGCATATTGTCGTGTCAGTACTGACAGTGAAGAACAGGCAACAAGTTATGACACGCAAGTTCAGCATTATACGGATTATATTTCAAGAAATCCTCTCTGGGAGTTTGCCGGCATTTACGCTGATGACGGTATTTCAGGAACCAGCACGAAAAAACGTGTCGGTTTCAACGACATGATCCACGATTGCATGAGTGGCAAAGTAGACATGGTTATCACTAAGTCGATTAGCCGTTTTGCGAGAAACACTATAGACTGTTTAAAGTTTGTTAGACAGTTAAAAGACAAAAACATCCCGATCATTTTTGAAAAAGAAAACATCAACACCATGGAAGCAAGCGGAGAACTATTACTTACTATCATGGCTTCTTTAGCTCAACAGGAATCAGCGTCGCTTTCTCAGAATGTGAAGCTTGGACTTAAGTTCCGCTACCAGGAAGGCAAAGTGCAAATCAACCATAACTGGTTTTTAGGATACACAAAAGACGATGAAGGGAATCTTGTAATTCTTGAACAGGAAGCAAAAGTCGTAAGAAGAATTTATAGAGAATATTTAGAAGGAGCAAGCCTTAGAGACATAGCGGAGGGCCTTGAAAAAGACGGCATTAAAAACGGTGCCGGGCATTTAAAATGGAATTTATCTAATATTAAAGGCATCTTGCAAAACGAAAAATATATTGGTGATGCTCTTTTACAAAAAACCATCACGACAGATTTTATTAACCATGTTCGTATAAAAAATGATGGAACAGAACCACAGTATTATGTAAAAGATAGCCACACGCCTATTATTCCAAGAGATATTTTCTTTAAAGTTCAAGAAGAAATGTTAAGACGAGCCAACATGTTTAGCGGTGAGGAGAACAAAAAAAGGAGAGTTTATTCCAGTAAGTACGCTCTATCCAGCCTGTGTGTTTGTGCTAAATGCGGGGATGTTTACAGAAGAATTGCTTGGAACAACCGAGGAGTGCATTCTGTTGTCTGGCGTTGTTGCACCAGATGGGAAAATGGTCCTAGTGCTTGCGATGCTCCGACAGTAAAAGAGGAAGAGCTGCAGTCTGCCATAGTGAAAGCCATAAACAAGGTGTTTAGTATATCGGATGAAGTATTGGATACGTTGAAGAATAATATTAGAGAAATTATCGCGGGCAACAACTTAAGCGAGATTGAAACGGTTGATAAAAGAATTGCAGACAAACAAGCGATACTACTAACCTTGCTAAAAGCTAAAAAAGACTACACGAAAACTGCCAACGAGATTGATGAGCTTAAAGTTAAGAAACAGCAGCTTCTTATAGAAAAAGCAGGTCAAGAAGATGCTAAAAGACGAATCAGAGAAATGGAAGATTTTCTGAAAAGTGAGCGTCACGATATTAGTGAGTATGACGAGAAGCTGGTAAGAAAGTACATCAAGAAAATAAAAGTTTACGAGGACAGGTTCAGTGTAACTTTTAAATCAGAGATTAGTGTTGATGTTGAAAGGGCATCGTAAAAGCCAAAAGAATGTGAGCGTTTGAAATGTTACAAAAGTCAGCCTAGGGGTAATCCTCTCTAGGCTGTTTTTTTGTTTTTATGCTAAAATCAAGTTATTAAGCCAATCTTAAACTTTTTAACGATAGCTTTTCCTATCGTTAAAAAGTGCACCCACTATCAATAGTGTGCACTCAAAAAAGTGTAGCTATACTTGGAGTTCTCTCAATCCACGTGGAGTGTTGTGTTACTGCACTTTGATTGAGCTTGAAGTTGCATAGCTCAGTTTATAATGAGAATTTAGTTTAAGTTTAGTTTAGATTGAGTTTGTATTCGCGTTTGAAAGTGACTTGAAAGGGAGATTAACAATGGTGTTACCGAAATACAATGAACTAATGAAGCCTTTATTGTTGGTAATAAGTGACGGTGAAGTTCATGCGTTTAACGAAGTTATTGCAACTTTAGCTCAAAAGTTGAATCTTTCAGATGAAGACTTAAAAGAAAAACTTCCAAGTGGTAATCAAAGTGTGTTTAAAAATAGGGTTGGTTGGGCAAAAACTTACCTTAAGAAAGCTGGGCTTGTTGATAGCCCGGTGCGTGCAACTATTGTTATTACAGATGCTGGAAAGAAAGTTGTTGAAGAAAATCCAGAAGTTATTGATTCAAAATATTTAGAGCAATTTTCTTCGTTTGTTGAGTTTTATCATTCTGAAAATACTGATAGCTCTTTGTCTGTTAATTTGAATAAGGATGATTTAACTCCAGATGATCAACTTGAATCAGCATATAAGCAGATTAACGCGACTCTTGCGTCTGATTTGTTGAATGAAGTATTGAAGATTTCGCCATATACTTTTGAAAAACTTGTTGTTGATCTTCTTTCCAGTATGGGTTATGGGGCTATTGCTTATGGTAGTCATGCTACTGTCGCTTCTGGTGATGATGGAATTGATGGTGTAATAATGGAGGATCAGCTTGGGTTCTCACTGATTTATATACAAGCTAAGAAATGGTCTTTAGATAAAGTTGTTAGTCAGCCTGATATTCAGAGTTTTGTTGGCGCAATTGCTGGGAAGCAAGGGCATGGTCTTTTTGTTACAACGTCTAGGTTTTCGCAGAAAGCTAAAGATTACGCTGACAATCATCATATTATTTTGGTTGATGGTGTGAAGCTTGCAAATCTTATGATTAAGCATAATTTTTGTGTTTCAACAAGAAAAACGTTTGAGATTAAAACGATTGATACTGATGCTTTGCTTGAATATCAAGATGAGTAGTGTTTTTGTGTAAGTTTTGTGACTTGATTTTGTTATGTTTTAAGTTTATTAGCTGGTTTCTTACGGTTTTTGAATGCAATTTGCTTTTAATATTACGTATAAGTGTAAATGCTAATGCTGATGCTGATGCTGATGTTAATGCAAAGCCAATGCAATGTCATGTAATCGTTGTAAGAAACAAGGGGTGATTATATGGAGAAAACAGCTAACTTGTATACTCGTATTGATCCAGAGTTAAAAGAGCAGGCAGAGCATATATTGAATTCTTTGGGTTTTCTTCCTTCGAGTGCTATTACCATGTTTTATAAGCGGGTTGTTTTGCAGCAGGGGCTTCCTTTTGATGTGAAATTGGGTTATAGAGAGCCGCGTGATGTGAGTTCTATGACTCAAGGTGAGTTGAATGATGAGTTGGAAAAGGGTTATAAGTCGGTTTTATCTGGTGATGTGAAGCCTGCGGATAAGGTTTTTGAATCTTTGCATAAGGCATAGGGTTTGTGTCGTGTGATAATTTTCTTATTTTTTTTTATTTTGTTTTTGAAGAAAAGTATGAAGTTGTGGTTTCTCGTGTGCTTTATGGGAAAAGAGATATTGAGAAAGTTATAAATGGCAATTAAACCCTTTTGCGATATTTCCTATCGTTAAAAAGTGCACCCAATATCCATAGTGTGCACTCAAAAAGTGTAGCTATACTACCCGTTCTCTCAATCCATTTAGAATCAATTTGTTTGTTGTCAAGAAAATAAAATAATAGACTATAAGACTTTTGAAAACAATGGCTTTATTTAGATGAATAATGTTTGGTCTATCTAATTTTATATATTTTCAATCTTCACAGTTTGCGTGGATATCTATCAGCATATTTGACAAAATCATATAGTTTAAGTAAATTTCACAAGTAATATTTCAAGGAAAGGTGGGAAAATTGTGAAGTTATTTCTTAAAATGTCTCCATTGGCAACTGCCGAGGCACAATGTGTGTGCAGTCAATTTTGATTGGCTATAAACATTAAACATTTTGAAAGGAGAAATAATGGAAACAATAGTATCTGCTTTATTAGTTTTTGTTTCTACATCCATTGACTTCTTAGTTGTTTTGACTATTTTATTCGCTAGTCAAGGAAAGAAAGGTTTGAAATCAATTTATGTAGGGCAGTATTTAGGTACAGGACTGCTTGTACTGGTTAGTCTTATTGCCGCTTACTTTTTAAATTTTATTCCACAAGATTGGATTATCGGACTCCTTGGTCTAATTCCGCTAGGTCTTGGTATAAGAGCAATTTTTGTGGATGAAGATATTGATGAAGAAGATATCGAGGGGAAAATTACCGGAAATGGATCAAAAATCTTAGCATTTACAAGTTTAACAGTAGCAATGGGTGGAGATAATTTAGGAATTTATATCCCATATTTTACAGGAAAGAGTTTGATTGAGATTAGTATAAGTTTAGTAATATTTGCGTTAGGGATTTTGATTCTATGCAAATTATCTCAAAATCTCGCCTCAATTTCTGCTATCGGAGAGACTGTGGAAAAGTACGAAAAAGTAATTGTACCTGTCGTGTTTATTGGACTCGGTCTTTATATATTGATTGAAAATGGAACTATTAATTATTTCATAGGTCAAGTCCTAAAAGTGGTGTAA